GCAGGAACAAGGTATGAGTCGCGCTTCTGTAAGTGATTGAGAAGTGCTGAGATGAACTCACGAACTGTTGCTACCTTTTCAGTATCAAGATTGAAGAGGTCGAGTGAATTAACAATCTCTTCAATCTCTGAGTAATGAACGCCTTTAACTCGTGGCTCGAATGAGTCGTGTGTAGAGCAGAACCAACTCGTATCGTTGAACGCATAGCGTGTATGTGTGGTCTTCATTTAACTAGCCTTTCTTTGTGTTCTTTCCGGACATGGTTAGTAAGTGTTTCGTAGCCGAACTCATTGTTAGGAACTGTCATTTCCTTATCGCAAAGTGGGCATTGAACAATTTTTTGCGCCATGAACTAACTCCTTTTCTTTCTTGTAATGGGTGTCTGTATGTAGTTGTTATTCAGTTGTAGGTTCAACATCAGGTGTCCATGTAGTCCAGCGAGTTTCGCCTTCTACATTCAACCTAACTTTCACTAGGTCACTTCGCACAGGAACAATCTCTTCAATAACTCCGGTTACTTGTGACTTTGTAGAGGTGAATAAATCACCGATTGTGTATGTGTTTGTTGTTGCCATTGTGTTGCCTTTCTATGTGAATACCGCGATTGCTAGTGAGTCACTTCGCTGAGTGATTGTCACTAGCAATCACAGAAAACACATAGTGGAATTACTAAGTATGAATAACTCACCTTGTCATTACTGTCATTGTTCTTATTTCAGATTGGTTACTGACGGCACTAACTATTGTTAGCAATCCATAAGTAATGAGTAATTGAGTTGTTCAACTTTCCATAACTCTCTTCTAAGCCAAACGCTATTCACAATTAGTTTCGTAATCGTTAGGTCGTTACACCGAATGTGCGTGAGTCAATGTTTGCTCATTGTTTTTATTACAAGCCGTTAGTAATAGGAATAAGCACTATTAGTAATTCGGTTTTTCTTGTAAGAACTCACACAGTAATCGCGTTCTTCTTAGCCTCTATTTAATAAAACGCAATCTAATCTTTCGTCACTCTGTTTTGGTTATCAACCGCGAACCGAAGTTCTATTAACAGATACACCGCAGTTTTTATTTGCGTTTAGCCTTTTTCACTCTGCTACTCATGAATCCGAATTAACTTGAAATCACTCGACAGGTGCTACTTTTTCAAGTTTCTTCGTATTCAGTTTTGGCGCGTGCGCTAGGCCAATTATGCCATACCTGACCGACTCAGTTCGCCACCCCTGTTATGAGCGTGTTTTACGCATAAATAGCCCCAAGACCCCTAGTAACTCGCGCTTCTCGCCACCCCCGTCACGAAAGTCAGTTAGTGCGTGAGCGTGCGCCCCCACATAACTAATCGCGCCAAGATGTTTTTCTTTTCAGTAATGACTAATACAAAGAATGTAATAGATACATAGATACATAAACAAGATAATAGATAAAGACAATTACAAATAAAGAAGTTTGTAATAGCCACATAACTAAGTAACTTTCGCTGTCGTATGTGTAAATCTGTGTATAACTAAGTAACTCATCTGGCGGAATCCCAAGTTACTTACTATTACCTGAAGAGAATCCGGAGAAGTAACTATCCCGATTAACTTGCTGCCACTTAATTAGTTAGTCATTACAAGGAGAATAACTCAGTTAGTCATAGTAACTATTTACCGGAGTTTCATAGTTAGTTGATTAGTTTGATAGTTGAAACAACTCATAACTAATACACATAACTAATAACGGATTGCGTTACTAATAACGCGAAGCGTTACTACCTAACTATGTGATAACAACTAGCCGAAGTGGTAGGTGGCTTGGTAGTGGTCGCACGAACAATTAACAAACAAAGACAGTAGCCGAAGTGTTGTCACCAAAGTTGTCATCAAATAATTATTCACACCTGATAACAAAGCACGAGTTGAACAATTACCACCTGATTAGTAGTCAGGTGGTGATGTGACTAGCGCATGACCCCCCCACCATTAAGTCAAAAAGCCCAATAGAACAGCCAGGTGAGAAACATGGTTGAGGGGTTTGAGCCAAGGCAGTAGCCAAAAGATGGCAGAATGGCCCACATGCCTAGTTTGTCTGCTGCCCAGTTCGCCAAGAAGTTCGCCCCATCAGAGTACGGTGAGTCTTGGGATGAGGTAGGCCAGCATGAGGAGTTTCATCGCCCTGTAGAGGGCGCTCTCAGTCATGAAGAGATGGTCAAGAGCGTTAAAGCCCGTGGAATTGATGTCCCAGTAATAGTCCAGGGCAAGCATGTCATTGATGGACATCATAGAGCACTAGCCGCTATGGAGGCTAATGTGCGGATTCCTTACGATAGGGCGCCAGAGTAACCTGTATATTGGTCACATGGACCAAGAAGACGCATGGGCAGAGGCCGTAGCACGCAAGCACATGAGGCGAAGTGGCATCAGAAGGCTCTACGTCTACCCAAATGGCCTCAGAAAGGCTCCTGGGTACCTAGAATTGGAGTTTGTGGTCTGGGGTCACGTCTTTTTTCGCCTGAGATTATGGAAAATACGTCCTTTTCTCAGTAATGATGATTAGTGTGTTAGGATAACTGCAGGGCCTAACAGGAATTCGACCTCTCGTTAGGTACAACTGCCCCGAAAATTACGCTGGTGCTCTCATTGGACAACCTGTGTCGAACAGACCCAAGAAGAAAGCATCTAGGGAACAGAGCCAGTGGTTGATTCTGCCGTCGAAACGGCCTCCGCGACTGGCACCACTTATTTTTTTTTTTTTTTCAATAACAACTAGGCGGGTCACATGTCAAAGGTAGGAACTAAGGGCTATTGTAGCGATTGTGGCAACTGGGCAACAGACTGCAAGACGATTATCGTGTATTCAATCCCAGAAAAGGTCTGCCAAGATTGTCGGGAAGAGAGAAATGCCTAATTACGACTATCTCTGTTCTCTCTGTAACAGCGTTCAGGAGATTTATAGAACATTCGATGAGGCCAAAACTCCTCCTGTCTGCTGTAACCATGATATGAAGCGTATCTATACGCCCAATGGAGTTATTTTTAAAGGTGGCGGCTTCTACAAGACTGGAGGATAGGCAGATGTCAGAAAGTCAACGACCATGGGGCAACTATGAGGTGCTACAGGACGACCCTAGCCACAAGGTTAAATGTATTTATGTGCTACCAGGCAAGCGCCTGTCATATCAGACACATAAATTTCGTGCCGAACACTGGTTCATCGTCTCTGGTGATGCCGAAGTGACTCTTGATGGTCGTACATTTACCGTCTCATCAGGAAACGCCGTAACCATTCCTGTCGGAGTTGCTCATCGTATTGCAAATATTGGCGATAGACGACTCTGCTTTATTGAAGTCCAGACTGGTACCTACTTTGGAGAAGATGACATCGTAAGACTCGATGACGATTTTGGACGTACCTCCCCTAGTTCATAAGATTTTGCGCTTAAAAGTTTAGGCAGTAGCCAAAACGTTTACACCTGCTGTTAGGTTTACCTACTTTACAAAGACTTCTCCGTTAAGAACCAAGATGTCTACTAGAGGATTATTTCTAAAGAAGGTCATTACATTTTGAGATGACTCAACGATAGGTTCTCCAGGTCCATTCAGACTAGTGTTTAATAGCAGTGGTATGCCTGTAAGTTCTTTGTATTCTTTTAACAGGTTATACATGTGAAGATTGCTATCTTCAGTGACCGTCTGCATACGTGCCGTGTTATCTACGTGAGTAACAGCAGGTATAAGTTCAGGCTTCTTCACTGTTGCAGTAAAGAGCATGAAGGGACTTGGACCTTCCCAGTCAAACCATTCAGAGCAATGCTCCTCCATGACTACAGGAGCAAATGGCCTAAACCATTCACGTTTCTTTATTAAGAAATTTATAACCTCCCGCGTGTGATACTGCCGTGGGTCTGCTAGGAGGCTTCTGTTACAGAGCGCACGAGGACCAAACTCAGACTTGCCCATGAACCAGGCAACTATCTTGCCATTGGCAATCTCTTTAGCAAGGCGCTTATAGTCAGGCGTCTTATCGGTGTAGGACCTGCCTAAATAGGCAATGTCTTGAGGCTTATACGTCTGTCTTGGAAAGTCTAGAATGTGATGGGCAACATATAGGGCGGCTCCGACAGCATTACCGTCGTCTGTACAGCCGGGAAATAGGTGCAGGTTGTTAAATCGTGTCTCTTTCTTTATTCTAGAGTTTACATTACAGTTTAAGAACGAGCCTCCTGCTAAAACTAGGTTGTCTACACCATTCTTCTCAATACTGGAATTGATTACATGCAGAATTGCTTCTTCGAATAGATACTGGACATTTGAGGCAGCCTGTAACTCCACAGACGTTAGGTTATTTGCTGCATTCAGAACAGCGCTTGTGCCGGAAAGTCTTTCCCACAATTCGTGCTCTACAAGAGAGTAGTCATAATAATCTGCATCTAAATCAAAAATAGTTTTAGCAATGAGTTCTTTTATGTTTTTTACAACTGACTCAGAAGGCGGTAAGTATGAAGCCATGCCCATTAAAGAGCCAGCCTTAAAGTTTGCCTCCCCAATTCCGCTCAAGTAACAAGCGCTGGAGTAAAGATGTCCAACCATAAGGCCTGGACAAGATACTGCAGTAAGTTTGTTCCCTTCCCCGTAAGCAATTAAACTGTTTGAACGAATATTGCCACCACTTGCATCCATAGTAAAAGCCCAAGACTTGTCAAAAGAACTTGTATAGAACGCAGATGCAGCATGGGCTAGATGATGAGGAAGAATGTAGGCATCCATCTTTTTGCCTAAAATTGACGCTTCGGCTTTCTTTACATCGTTAAAGAAATAACTCTGGTCTCTTTTGCGAACGAGTTCTCCATCTACATACAGTTTAAACTTTGTATCAAAAACAAGGTCTTGGTCATAGTCAGCAAACGTGACAATATCGATATCTTCTATGGTCAGCCCGTTTTCAGAAAGAACATAATCAACAAGTTCAGCGCTTAATATTCGGTGTTTTTTTACCCTACTTAATCTTTCAGAGGTCAACGCTGTTACTAATCTGCCATCTTTTACCAGAGCAATGGAAGCGTCGTGCCCTACGTGTACACCCAATATGTTCATTTCTTCCTCCTGTTTTCCTTATCCTAGCAGGAAAGGGCTTTTAATGGTCAAATCATGAGGTCCTACCTCCCCTAAGAAATAAGATTTCACGCTAACTTTTTGAGGCAGTAGCCTCATACTTAGCGGTATGGCTGCGGTAGTAAAAAAGAACCCACAACAGAAGTTCCACCAAGAGCGCATGCATCGCGCTATCTCTGGGGAACAGTTTTACTTCCGCAAAGAGATGCCCAAATCAATGTATGTAAATGTCGCCATGCAGATGATGCCACCATCAGGCGCAAGTAATACAGCATCGAGTACCAAGGCATGAGAACAGACGAACACGGCGGCGACCTGCCCACAACTCGTATGGAGAACGGTGGAACCGTTACTGCATACCCAGGTCGTGCCTGCCCACACTGCCCTGCCGCCTTCTATAAACCAGAAAGCCAACAGAGCCACATCATCGAGAAGCATCCTGGTCAGCCCTATAACCATTCGGTAGAAGATGACAAGCATCGTATTGATTATTTCCACTGGTTCACACCACAGCATCCTCACTTCTTTGTATTAAGTGACAAGAAGAGCGGGCAATATCTTTCTAACATGACTCTCGATAGAGAGGGCAAAGTATCTGGTGTAGAAACCCATCCTAAACATCAGCGCCAAGGACTTGCTACAAAACTCTGGGACTATGCAAAGTCTCAATCTGCTATGGGAATCCCTGAACCGAAGCATTCTGGCACCAGAACTAAAGAGGGTGAGGCATGGGCCAAGAAGATTGGTGGCGAGTTGCCACCTCGTGGTCGACTACTGAGTGCTCGTCAGATGCAGGGCATGATTGACTTTGGGAGGGATTAATGAAGCAGACTCCTAGACCATCCGACCCGAATAAGCCAAGAAACCTATCGGGCGTTCAGTTCCGCTATAGCGCTCCGCAAAAGGATGGCTTTAGATGGCATGAACTTCAAGCGATTGCGCCAGAGGTAAAGAATCGCAATAGTCAAACAGGAAAGGGCCTCGTCGTGGGAACGCTTCAATGGCATCCTCAGACTGGTGATGTCAATTGGGTGCGCACACATCAAGATTATCGAGGTCTAGGTGTCGCAACAACGATGTGGGAAAAGGCACATAAGTTATCTGCCGATACTGGGATAAAGGCACCCAAGCACTCTAAGCACAGAACAGAAGAGGGCGAAGCCTGGGCAAAACAAGTTGGAGGCGAGATGCCACAACGTTCACCTTACGAGTTGCCATGAGTAATCTATCTAATCAGCAATTCGATACCTACTACCATCGCACAGACCCAGAGAGCGCTGGTCACATTGCAAAGACTGGAAAGTTAAAGGCCTCTCACTATGAGAACATGGTCTTCGTGTCTAATAAAGAGCACGGCGGCGCAAAGCCATTCGGGCGGTCTGTCGTGGAAGTTCAAGTGCCAAAGAAGGCTTCGGGTGTTGATGTCTCATCGAATCCAGAAGTTCATGACGATGAAGTCTGGTGGGGGTTCGCGCCCAAGGATGTCAAAGTGACAAGGGCGTGGTCTGAACTATGAGCAATCTATCTAACGAACTATTTTTTGAGGCACATCGTGGCGTAGGTCAACCACTAGAGAAGCCGTTGGGTCGCCACTGGTCTGCTCAATACTCTACTGCTGGTGACTTCGCCTTCTGGAATCATGAAAAGGGCATCGTAGTAAGTGCAAAGATTCCAATGTCATCTGTTGAAACACATACCGAGACATTGAAAGATTTAGAAGTAGGCGGTAAGTATGCGGCAGAGAAAGAGATTCCAGTAAAACCTGGTGCACCTGTTTATGTAACTCGAACTATACGAGAGACAGACAAGCGCTTCCGTACTCGTAAATACAATCCACCACGGGAGATGAGAGCATGAGCGCACCACTATCAGGCTCGTTATTTCACGGCACTATTGAAACTCTTAAACCAGGAGACCTTATCAAGCCTCGTTACAGTGGCGCTAAAGCCTGGGCAACTCCATCTTTTGAAGATGCAGAGAAGCACGCTAAAGACCGCATTTCTTCTGGCTTAGGTTTTGAATCTGAAGGCAAGCATCCACATCACGGCAATATCTACGAAGTAGAGCCTGTTGCTCCTAATCTTCACTCTGATGCATCAAGTCAAGACTTTCCTGGGGCACGTTCTAGCAATGTAGGTTTTGTTGTAAAGAATCACGTAGCCTCTGTGTTGAATCCATACATTGAAGCACGTTCAGGTCGTGACCCTTATACCAACAGTGCTTACCACAGAGGCATCTAATGACCTGCAAGCACGTCTATGAAATTATTGGCGCGGATATCTGTCCCGCGTGCGGGCGCGATACCCACGAGACTAACTTCAGGGTCCAGAACGACCTACATAGGCAGTGGATAGCCGACGGCAAGGCCGACTGGAACGTCTGTCCTCAGGGCGGCACCATACGTGGCTGGTGGAGCATTTAGGGCAATTCGGACACAAAGTTAGCAGAAGCGCCCCTCATACCCCCCTGGTATCCTTGGCCTAAAGCGAAGGGAACCCCAATGACCACGATAATCGGTGTCCAGTATGACGATTCGTGCTTATTGATGGCAGACAATCAAGTAACACTTGATGGTGGACGCAGATATAAGCATCCTGATATGAAGAAGATTAGCAAGGTAGGCGAATACCTCGTTGCTGGTTCCGGTGAAGTTGCGCCCTGCGATATTGCGCAACACCTATGGAACCCACCTGCTATGACTGCCAAAGATAGAAAAGATACGTATCACTTCGTTATTGCAAAGTTAATGCCATCGCTACGCAAATGTCTTGAAGATAATGGTTATGACTTTGACGATGGCAAGGCTGACGGTAAGTCCGGTGAGACCAGATTTAATCTGTTAATTGCCGCTAATGGTCAAATATTTGATGTTGCTGACGATATGTCAGTCTGTATGTCAGATGTAGGGTTCTATGGCGTTGGTTCTGGTTCTCCTTATGCTTTAGGTGCTTTATATGCTGGTGTAAAGCCAGAGAAGGCTATGGCTGTTGCTGAGAAGATAGACGTCAACACTTCTGGGCCGTTTCAAAAGGAAGTCCAGTACAAGAAGTAACTTCTGTGAAATAAATCACATTCTGCTATTGTTACTTATACGGCTTGCCGATTGGGAGCCTTTAACTAGTCTCGTCTAAGGAGAGATTATGATGTATGAACTATCTAAACCAAAGCAATTAAAAAAGTATCCAGATTACGATTACGGAAAAATAGTAGAAAAACCAACGGACCCATTTCAGCAACTCAATTCATTCTTAAGTTCATGGACTGTTGGATTTGATAGACATTTCCAACTTCTTGAAGAGTTACGTAATACAAGTAAGTCAACATATCCACCATATAACATTATCCAAGTCGATGATGAAGAGACCTACCTCATCGAGATTGCAGCGGCTGGTTTCACCAAGTCGGATATCGAGATTACTTCTCAAGGTAACAGCCTTACCGTTACAGGGAAAAAAGACACAGATTCTGCCGACTATGTTCACAAGGGCATAGCCGCTCGTAACTTTGAGCAAAAGTTTGCATTAGCAGATGACGTGAAGGTCATCTCTGCTCAGATGAAGGACGGAATCTTGACTATCCGTCTAGAGCGAGAAATTCCTGAACATAAGAAACCACGGACTATAAATATCAAGTAACCTACGTCACACAATTTAATAAGAGGCTCCTGGGTATGAGCACGCAAAAACTGCCCATTCAATCTGCTAGGCTCTCCGCATGATTGTTAGCCTAAGCAAAGAAGAAGTCAGAGCCTGCGCAGATATCGCATTAAATCGATGGATGATGAAATGGGGCAGTGTTGACCGCCCAAATTATGCAGGCGATAATAAAGTTAAATTAGAGCCAGAGATTGCAGCAAATGTTCGTACTATCGTTGCAGAGTACGCTGTTGCAAAACTCTATAAAATGCCATTGACATTTCCGTTCTATCCAAATGAAGAACATGTGTATCGCCAACATATTCCTGATGTCGGCACACAGGTTGAAGTAAAGAGCGTTAGAACACGTGATGAGATTCCAGTCTTTCCTAAAGACATAAAGCCTGGTCGTCTTCTCGTGGGCGCACGCGTACTTGACCGTGATTACTACTCAGAAGTAGAGGTATACGGTTGGCTTCGCATGGAGGATGTACAGCGAGATGAATGGAAGTACGCACCAGAAGGTTCATGGAGAATCCCACTAACCGAATTTAATGATTCGATACCAGAGGAAGTTCATGTCTAAAACACAGGATAAGAGAAAGCAAAGAAGAATCGAACAAGCAGAATTTTTATGGGAGCAGGCACAACTGACTGCTGCCCTTGCAAAGACCAATCTAGACTTAGCCATAGAGTCTTTTAAGGATGCCATGGGTGAACTAACAGAGGAACAGGTAAAGGCAACCGAAGAAAAGGCTCAAGAGCAGTACAAGCGCCTGGAGGATTACCTTATGACCGAAAAAGAGAAGTACTTAGAAAGACTAGGAATCCAACAAGACTGATAAAATCAGTGTGTGCTAAAACTGACTACTTTCCTCTTGGCTCTTACAGCCCTTCTATCTGGCTGTGGGTACGATGGTCATTACCGTTATCCGTGCCAAGACCCAGCAAATTGGGAACTAGAGGAGTGTAAACCGCCTATCTGCACAACTAACGGAGCCTGCCCAGAAGACTTGGTGGGTCCTGACATATTTAATGGAACATCAGACACAACAGAGGAAACAACAAATGAGTAAATATAGGTACACATCTGCGGAACTAGATGCACGATTAAAATTTGCACTAGGCATCATGCTTGGAGTTATCCTTCTATCAACAACGCTAGGAATTCTCTACGCTCTCATTTTCGTAACTCAGCCAGTAAACGCACAGTCTGAGAACGACAAGATGTTCTTTAACGTACTGGGTAGCGTTGCTACATTCATTACTGGAACTCTGGCGGGTCTTTTAATTGGTAAGAGTGGTGCGCAAGAAATGAAAGAAGCAATGGAGACTTCGTATACAAGCACTACTGAAGAACCAGTTGCTCCAGTTGCGGTAGAAGAAACTGTTACAGAAGAAGTTCCAACTGGTAAGCCTGAAGGTGAAATGCCAGAAGAGCAACCTATTGATGAAGATTGGGATAAAGACTAATGGCAGAAATGGGAACAGCAGCCAAACTAATTGAGGTTGCAAAAGCAGAGATTGGGACTATTGAAGGTCCAAAAGACAACGAAACAAAGTATGGCAAGTTTACTAAAGCAAACTTTCAGCCATGGTGTGGTTCGTTTGTTATGTGGTGTGGTGACCAGGCCGGAGTAAAGATTCCAAACACTGTGTATACACCTGGTGGTGCAGCAGCATTTAAGAAGGCTGGTCGTTGGTATGATGCACAAATTTGTGACCCAGAACCAGGAGACATCGCTTACTTTGATTTCCCAGCAGATGGTGTAGACCGCATCTCACATGTAGGTATCGTTATCAAAGACAACGAAGACGGGACTGTCTGGTGCATTGAAGGCAACACCACCAATCGCAAAGGCGGAAGCCAAAGAAATGGTGGAGAGGTCTGCAAACAACTTCGTGCCTATAAGAAGAACAAGGCTGGAGTACAGGTTTCAATCGTAGGATTTGGTCGTCCAAAGTTTAAGGGAGCGGCAAAGACTGAGGCTGCAGCACCTGCTGCTGAAGCCAAGGTATGTAGCGAGTGCAAGCGACCATTGTAATGACCTCTACCGACACTAGAGCGCCTCTAACCGCCCAGGATAGATGCGACAAGTGTGGAGCGGCAGCAATGGTTCGTGCAATGCTACTAACTGGAGAGTTGTACTTTTGTGGGCATCATGCTCGAAAAGTTGCAACTTCTCTGGTGTTGAAATCTATTGAGGTCTATGACCCAGAAGGTGTGTTCAACTATGGCAAGCAATCTTTATAGAGTTGGCGTAGGAATGATGGGTGGCGTAAAAGGCACCTATGGTCGTTACAGCATCGGCCCACGAGTTAATGGTCTAGCGTCTCAATTTAACCAAATGCCAAATGTTGAAGAACAACAAATGCGTAGATTTGGACGGAAAAAAGAATCAGGTTATACAGGTGCTGGCTATTGGTACGGTAATTACCCAAACATGATTGGAGCAATGGGCTCTGGTGAGGTTAGGAATGAAATTCCTAACCCACCAAAAAAGATGAGCAAGTCAAAGAAAACAGCAACTGCTGCAGATACTATGGGAATTGGTGGAACAACATTCAATGGCGCAGCAGGAGTAAGTTAATGGATGAAGTATTTGGCTCTCCTAAAATGCAAAGACAAACACTACGTGTTAATCAACGTCGTGGAATAAAGCAACATTTTGGTTACAACACAAATTTAGGCTATAAATCAAAAGCAGAACCTAGCGTTGTGTCTTGGTCAAATCGTGGTAGAGGTGTGCAAGGCGAGTCTGTTAATTCACAAAATCCTGCATCGAAATTTATAGTGCGAAGAAACTGGAAACCAGTATAATTTAATATTCGAGGGGTACAAACAAAAAGATTCCGAGGGGTTTCTTGAAACTACTGCGTTCATCCGCAGCACAATCTGGTTTCTTTAGTCGAGTTTCATTTCTTTTAGGTGCAAGTTTTATTTACTTGCTTTTAACTGTCACGCCATCATATGCTGATGAGACAACTACAGTTACAATGTCTCCTACTCCTAGTGAGAGTCCTTCCACATCAACTTCGAGTTCACCCGCTCCAAGTCCGACTCAAGAGCCAGTATCCGAGCCTTCGCCCACTTTAACTCCTCAGTCAACTTCCGATTCCTCTGCTCCCACTGCAGAATCCTCTCCATCTTCTGAGCCGAGTTCATCTCCAGAACCCGTTGTAGAACCTTCACCTTCTTCTTCAACGGAGTCGACCCCTGAACCCACCCCACAACCATCCCCAACAGAAAACCCAACACCGACAACAACATCCACTGATACTCCACCTGCTGTTACCTCCCAACCTGAACCTGAACCAGTTGTTACTGAAACAGTAACTGCTGGTGGTGATGACGTGTCTTATAGAATTCCGTTAACTACAGCAGTTGTGTTCAACGGAGTTACATATACGGACGTGTATGCTACTACGAATTCTGTAATTACCTTTGGTCAGCCTGATGGAACTTATTGGACATATCCAAACACTCCCTCTATCTCTGTTGAATCTCGTGACTGGTGGGCTTTGCCTAACCAAATGCCAGACACACATTTCATCATCAGAACTAGTGATGGAGGATTTCAAGTAGACGGCTCTTATCGTCCATTTGGAAGTATGAGTGGTGACACCACACAGATTGTTATTACTGGACAAATTCAAACTGATGGAACTGTTTCCTACACCTACACAGTTGATGGGCCTCTATCTGGAGGCGAAAGGACTGGAGCCAGATTACAAGATGGCTCTATAGTTACTCTTGAACAAGCAGGAGTTACTGAAGTAGAAGAACCTGTTGAACTTGCGCCTACTCCCGTTGAGCCGACTCCTGAACCCGAACCTGCTCCAGAACCAACTCCTACACCAACACCAGAGCCTGAACCTACCCCTACACCGACACCTGAACCAGAGCCAACCCCAACTCCAGAACCTACTCCTCAACCTGAGCCAACTCCCGAACCTTCGCCCTCTCCAGAACCTGAGCCCACTCCGACTCCCACACCCACACCAGAACCCACACCAGAACCAACCCCAGAACCACAGCCAGAACCAACCCCGACACCATCCCCCGAACCAACACCGACTCCTGAACCAACTCCCACACCCAGCCCAGAGCCGCAGCCGCAGCCAGAGCCCACACCAACGCCTTCACCAGAACCTACTCCTCAGCCTCAACCTCAGCCGACTCCAGAGCCTGAGCCAACTCCCGAACCGCAACCAGAGCCAACGCCACAGCCGCAGCCAGAACCGACACCACAGCCAGAACCACAACCCGAACCTTCACCTGAACCAACTCCTAATCCCGAACCACAACCTGAACCACAACCAGAACCTACTCCTCCTGCTCCTGAGCCCACGGTTCCAGAACCTCAACCTGAGCCTCAACCTCAACCAGAGCCCGTTGTACCGCAGCCTCAACCAGAGCCTGAGCCTCCTGTGACGGTAACTCCTGAACCTCCCGTAGAACCTGAACCACCTGCAGAAGAGAATCCTGAAGAACCTTCTGAAGAGGAAACACAAAATCCGGAAGAGGACTCAGAGGATAACTCTGAAGGTGACACTCCCGAAGACACTCAAGACGACTCAGAGAATCCTCAAGACACTCCTGAATCTTCCGATAATCCGTCAGAAGATACGGATTCATCTACTGACCCAGATACAGAGCCAGAGCCGACCCCCACAGAAGAAGAGTCAGAACCCACATCGCCCGAAGAAACTGACGAAAACGAAGACTCTGAGGACGTACCCCCTTCTGAAGAATCAGAAGAGCCAGAACAAGACAACCAAGAGCAAGAAAATCAGTCTGAAGAATCACAAGATACTCCTATCGTTGAACCAAGTGACCCAGAGCCTACACCAGAAGCAGTCATCTCGGATGCACTTGCTGATGGCAAATTAACAGAAGAAGAGAAGGCTGCTGTTGTCACAGCAATTGTTTCTGACCTTGCTCCAGGTGAGGCTGTATCTACAGAGACACTTATAGAGGCTGGAATTACGTTTGAAGACTTGCCACCAGAAACACCTGTCGATGTTAGAACAGATGAAAATGGTAATGCAGTTATCATTACTGCAGAAGTCGCAGCCGCTCTTACACTTATCGAGAATCCTTCAGAATTAATTGGCGCCCTATTTGAAGACCCAGGTCAAGTTCTTCTTGCATTGGGAAGTATTGGTGCAGATATGTCAGAAGAAGAACGTGAAGAAGCAACAAAGATGGTTGTAGCAACTGTAGTCGCTGCAGGTGCTGCTATCAATGCAGCAACAGCAGCCGCTGCTGCCGCTGCTGCCGCAGCAACAACCACTGGAGGGAGTTCAACAGGAGGCAACTCAGGTGGCGGAGCGCCAACCGGAGATGCAAAAGCCGTTAGGAGACGACGTAAATGATTAAGTTCCTCAAAGATATGCTAGACCAACTTTGGACTCTTCTAGGTATGTTTATTGCCTGGATTGTGCTTGATGGAAGCGCAAAAGATGTAGTTGGTTGGGCGACAATCGGAACTTTAGTTGCATGGATTGCAACATACCCCCTGCGCAATCGAGAAGACTAATGAAAAAGTTACTTGTAGCAACACTAGTTGTTTTATTACTGCCTCTTAATGCGATTCCTACGCATGCAGAAATGCCTCCTGACCCAAGATTGGTAGTTGACAAATGTCCTGAGTTTTGTCCTCCAACAAATTGGAGTGTAAATAAGCCGCCCAAAAAGGTGTGTGCACAAGTTCTTATTCCTGTATCAGGAAAAAGGGGTTGGTTTTGGACGGACTCTTGTAAAACAAAGATGATTAAAGCCCAAAATTCATCTAAACGGTAAGAGAATAGGTTTGAGAAGGGCATCTCATTTAGGAGATATATGGATAAGAAAGCACTAGAAGCAGCAGCAGCAACATACCTCCGTGCCGCTGCGGCAGCAGTTGCTGCTCTATACATGAGCGGTATCACAGACCCAAAGACTTTGCTTAATGCATTTATTGCAGGTCTTCTCGGCCCATTAGCAAAAGCACTAAACCCAAAAGACCCATCTTACGGGTTCGGCGCTAAGAAGAAGTAATAAGGAGAGAGATGACGCTTGAGGCTATTGCTGGTGCAATTATTCTTATCGCATCAGTCGCAACTGCCTTGGGCGTCATCTTTCGCCCAGGCTACAAGAAGGCAAAAGAGTTTGGGGAATGGTTTGACCATTTTCGCAGAGATTGGATGGGCGAAGAAGAGTCCCCTGGTCGTGACCGGGTTCCTGGCGTTATGGAGCGGCTCAACAAGTTGGACGGTGAACTAAGCCAGAACGGTGGTAAGTCCACTAAAGATGTGGCTAATAAAGTCCTATACAAACAAGAGAGACTAGAAGAGAAGGTCGACATTATGCTCGAAGCCTTCGTAGAGATGGGCGAACGCCTCATCAAGATTGAAGACTCGTTAAATACCCAAAAAGATTAATCCTAAGGGAAGATTAGCGTATGAGCATGCAACCTTCATTTTCTGGCAGTGACTGGAATCCCTTCTCTGCTCTTGCAAGAGCAGCAGGAAAACTGGGAAGTAAACCACAGTCTGATGTCGAAGCCCACGCTATGGCAATGCATCAGGCCCAGTATTCTGCTCATCAATACGGTATGCAGGCAGCAGAACATAAGGCTGGTCTAGAAGAGCAAGCACAACAGGCACAGCATGGTCGTAACATGGAGTTTTTTGGTTCAGTGCTTCGTCATGCAAAACACGAAACACCAATTCACTTGAGTATCGGTGATGTTAGTGCACAATTTACAAAGAAACCAAAAACGATGAGAGCACCTAAGGCTGCTCCTACACAAGAGACGAAGGCTGCTCGTCCACTTCCAGTGCGTGACCCTAAAACAGGTCGTGCAATGAAGGCTCCTGAATAATGCCAGCATCACTAGTAGGAGATGATGACTCTTACAAGCATTTTGGTGCAGGCTACAGTGATAGACATGCGCCTCTAACTCCTGCAGAAAAAAAGATGGTTAGATTTTCTAATCGTTCTTTCAATTCACTTGCAGATAGAGACAACGCTATCCGCTCACGTTTTGGAATGCACTCTATAGATTACTATCGTAAATTAGAAACAATTAAAGACCACCCACAACTAGGCAAACAAACACGTAGTCGTCTGTCTAACTTAATGTCTACGCCAGGTCCAATGACTGGCGGGTCACCTGTTCTAGACAGCAAACAATTCTCACACGGATTGGATTGGTAATGGCAAAGAAATCTGAAGCATGGCAAAGAAAAGAAGGCAAGAACGCTAAAGGTGGCCTAAATGAGAAAGGCCGCAAGTCATACGAGCGTGCTAACCCTGGCTCTGACCTAAAGCCACCAGTAAAGCGAGAACAGGCAAAGAAGTCTAAGAAGTCAGCCGCACGTCGTAAGTCATTCTGCGCTAGGATGGAAGGCATGAAGAAGAAGAACACTTCTTCAAAGACTGCTAGAGACCCTAACAGTCGGATTAATAAATCGCTACGAGCATGGGACTGTTAAATGTTAAAGAATATATTGATTAAGTTGGGAATCCTCAAAGACCCAAAAACAAAAGAAATTATCAGCAAACTTATTGAAGAACTTAATAAGCCAGAACCTTCAACTGTCAAGGCAGTAAAGAAGCCAGCAAAGAAAACGGCTAAGAAGGCTCCTGTCAAGAAAAAGGCTGCAAAGAAGGCCAAATAATGAAGTGTGCTAACTGCGATAGAGACGCCTTTTACATTTATCAAATAACCAAGCAAAAGGAAGTTCTCTATTGCGGCAAACATCTTCCAACCTTTTTAGAGCCACGTCGTAAGGCAGGTCTTCTAAAGACCACTGAACAGTTAAAGGTCGAGATTGATTCTGCTATTGCAATTTTAAGCACAGACGAGCCCACACAGGAAGTCCAGGCACCTAAGCCAAAACGCAAGAAGAAGGCGGATGAAGAACCGAGCGAAGAATGAAAGTGATTCGCAAGTTCGCAGTGCAAGGACATGCTGTACCATCAGCATCACACAGTCCAAGAGGACCGTTTCCACCTGAAGTCCTAGCAGGGCCTCAGATGGCTTACGGCGACGAACATTCGGATTCCTTACATCCAGCACTAGACGAAGTACGCTTCTTCAAATGTCGCGACTGCGAAGAGGTGCTTTTTGAGACTGAATTAGACAACCACACATGTGAGGAAGAAGAATAATGGCAGTTAATGACAATGGAACTCTTTTAGATTCCGCAGGAAATATCGCCGTTGATTTTGTATGGGGTAATTTCCCATTGCAACCAAACGACGCACGTAGTGAAGCCGTACAAGGCGACCTAGACGCAGCGCTCAATGACCACGTCATTGCTTATGCAAAGTGGAACGGGTATCCGCTCTACACTCCAAATGACGATGGAGCAGGCGTTGGTTATGTCGTAGTACCAAACGTAGTAAACAAAACTACTGCAGTTGCTACAGACGTTATGGACGATGCTGGTCTAACAGTTACTGTTGCATCAGGTGCAACAAATAACACAGTTTCTGTTACTGAAATCACCCGTCCTTCAGGCTCTGTAACAATCACCTTTGCATCAACAAACACATTCACCGCTGGTGAAAACGTACGTGTTGCAGCAACTGGAGATTCGTCACTTGACGCAGACTATGTAGTTAAGTTCTCAAACGGCGCAATCTTTACAGCAGATGGAACAGATACAGATGCAGTTGCTCTCTCAGGTTTGTCAGCAACAGCAAAGCGTGTACCTGGAACAATCAAGCAACAGAGCGTTTCTGCTGGTGCTGCAACCATCGCAATTGGTCAAGCAGTAACAATCACTCCTTGGGCATAACCAAGAGTAAATAGATGGCACGAGTCAGGGGAGGAGGAGCAGCCAATCGTCGGCCTGCCCTCCCCTCTGCTCAAGAATTATTAGGAGCAATGGGTAAGCCTTACGGCTTCGGCTCCAAAACAACTTCAGGAATGATGAAGGCCCTGTCACAAGAGGGCGGATTTCAAAGTCCATTCGCTGCATTACCTACAGCAGCATCTGCTGGTGAATTCTTTGAAACAGTATCTTTATTAAACGCGGATGAAACTATGCGTTTCTATAATCCGCAGAGCCCTGATGATGTGGCTCGCAGAAATCAAGCAGGAGAGGCCGTGTTCCCCGGTCTTGGAGAAGACATCTACTACGTAGATGCTCAAGGTAACTTTGTTGACCGCTCTGCTGGTCGTAAATACTATGACGAAGATTTAGACACTGGTGAAGTTGTCATTCCTGGTGAAAAAGGACCACAGTTTGGCGAGTCTGATGCTCCGGCTCCCTTATCTCTCGTCCCCACTTCTACAACTAATCCAGAACGCCCCCGCACTGTAGCCGCTGGCTATGACCGTCAGCGTTCAGTGTTGACTGTTGTGTTCCGTGACGGAACTTATTACAACTACTATGAAGTCAGCACTACCGAATGGCAGGACTTCAAACGCCGTGTTTCTAAGGGCCAATATATTTATCAAGTTCTAGACTATAAGCCTCGTGGTCCAGCAAGCGTCTCTGCACTTCCCGCGTACGCACGCACGGCTTTGTATAAGATTACTCGCGCTGTACAGTTGACCAACGAACGTAAGCAGTATGACCGTATGGCAAAAAAGAACACCCCTAAACCACCAAAGGCAACTAAACCAAGAAAGCGATAAATGCCAAAGGCACACAACATCGGACCACTATTTGTACAAGTAACTAACTTTCCGTATGAATGGGGTAGTAAGTTCGTCGTCAAGGGATGGACTCAAGAGATAGAAGAGCCATTCAGAACCTCTGAGCCCCTCATATTTAGACTGCCAAACTACAAAGCCATGGTCATTGGACGTTGGACTGGTGCTAAGAATGAAGAAGAAGCGCTAAACTCTGCCCTAGAAAGGCGGGATGTAACTTACGATGATTTTACGGAAGAAGCGGGATGGACACCAGCCCCAGACTCGGATAGAGAAGAGAGTGTCAACGATTTCCACCCCAGACTTGATAGCCTGGATGGAGCACTCGATGTACTTGATTGGGAAACATATCACGATATATCAAAAACAAAATAGTGCTGCAGACCTTGATGAAGTTCTTATGGGTGCAGAAGCCTTTCATGCCATTGCCAAGGAATTAAAGAAGCGTCATGTTTCATGATATGCTTTCTTCGCTTCGCCTCTCTACAGGTCTAGCGTTGACCCACCCAAAAGGTGGGTCACGCTGTTTAATGGGGACATATGGAAGAAGATAAGTTTGAAGAGATAAATCCGGAGTTCTATCTACAGGATGAACAGCCAGTAGAAGATGCTGTGGACGAGCCTCTTGATGAGTTATCTCAGCAGTTTGTAGACAAACTCATAGATAAGATGCTTGAGTTTCTTAAAGTACTTGTTGGGCATGATTTGCACCCTTACCAAAAGCCTCTTGCTCGTCGCATTATGGAATCCGTCATCATTAATGATGGCGAAGAAATCACTGCTCTTGCTTCGCGTCAGTCTGGTAAATCCGAGACTGTCGCAGACACTGTAGCCACAATGATGATTCTTCTTCCACGTCTTGCAAAGTTATATCCTGATTTATTAGGGAAGTTCAAAGACGGTATTTGGGTAGGACTGTTTGCTCCTACAGAGTCGCAGGCTGAAACACTGTTTGGTCGTACTGTTACTCGTTTAAGTTCAGAGCGTGCTTTAGAGATTATGGATGACCCTGAAATTGACGACACAGCCGCACGTGTGGGCGGAGTAACAAGACAGATTAGACTAAAGAAATCTGGTTCTACCATCACAATGATGACTGCAAATCCACGTGCAAAAATTGAATCTAAATCTTTTCATCTTGTAATCATTGACGAGTGTCAAGAAGCCGACGATTTTGTTGTATCTAAATCTATTTCTCCTATGTTGGCGTACTATGCAGGAACAATGGTAAAGACAGGAACGCCAACAACTAGTAAAAATAACTTTTATCGTTCTATTCAACTAAATCGTCGTCGACAGACAACCAGAGGTAACAGACAAAATCATTTCCAATGGGACTGGAGAGATGTAGCGAAGTTTAATGCTAACTACGAAAAGTTCATTCGTAAAGAAATGCTACGCATCGGTGAAGAGTCTGATGAATTTCAAATGTCGTATAACTGTAAGTGGCTTCTAGAGCGAGGCATGTTTGTTACTTCATCAATCATGGATGAACTTGGCGACACGTCACAAGAACTTGTTAAGTCTTGGCACAAAACTCCGGTTGTTGTTGGCATTGACCCTGCTCGTAAAACAGACAGCACTGTTGTGACTGTTGTATGGGTAGATTGGGATAGACCAGATGAATTTGGATACTTTGACCATCGCATTTTGAATTGGTTAGAGATGCAAGGAGATGATTGGGAAGAGCAGTACTATCAGATTGTCAACTTCCTTGAGAACTATGATGTACTTGCAGTTGGTGTAGATGCTAACGGTGTAGGTGATGCCGTGGCACAAAGACTAAAACTTCTTTTGCCTAGAGCAGAAGTTATGTCCCTAACATCAAGCCCATCCGAACAGTCAAAGCGTTGGAAACACCTACAGGCCTTAATCCAACGTCGAATGATTTCATGGCCTTCTCATGCAAAAACAAGGCGCCTAAGAACTTGGAAACGGTTCTATCAACAGATGGTCGACGCAGAAGTGCAGTACAAGGGTCCTAACTTCCTTGTAGCCGCCCCTGATGAGTCCTACGCACACGATGACTTTGTAGATTCGTTATCTATCGCCTGCTCTCTTACCCAGGACCTTGTTATGCCAGAGATTGTTGCTTCAAGTAATCCTTTCTTTGGTTAAGCCACACAAAGTACGCAAAAGGGTGGAAACTATTACCAGGTATACCTAAACCTAGAAACAAGGAGTCTCCAATGGCTATTTCTCCAGCACCTCGCTTTCCAGAGCGTGCCCCAAATGTCTACGAGCGCAAGATGGGCGATAACCCAGTACGCCGTGGACCACTACGCTTTGAAGAAGGCGTAGCAACTGACACCGATGTTCCAAACGATTTCCAAAAGGGAATGGCACAAGGTTCAGCAGTTGCTCCAGGTCGTCCAAACCGCAATGCACCTGTATGGCAGAAGCCTGCTGCTGAGACACTCTCAGAGCGTGCACACGTCGGTTCGGCTGCTTGGATTGAAGCACCAACTATGCTTGGCGAGTTTGCTCACGGCACATACACAGACCGTGCAGAGCAGATGATTGAAACTGTAGTTCGCTCAGGCGGACGTCAACAGCGCCCAGCCCCAACTGTCGTAAACGACTAGTTATTTAGACAATCCGAACCCGCCTATACGGTAGTGTATGGGCGGGAACGGGATGTATTCGGAGGAGTTCAGTGAGAAAACCTGCTAACTTAAAACTGTATGCGATGTTTGTCGCACAGGCCAAAGCAAAATATTCAAAGTGGCCTAACCCTGGCGCTAGTGCTTGGGTTGCAAAAAAATATCAACAAGCAGGTGGTCAATACGTAGAAACAACTGAAGCAGACCGTCGTCGTAAAATGGCACAAAAGAAACAACAACACGAGCAAGAAAAGAAACGCAGCACTAAAAAAGAAGATAAGAAATCCGAAAAGGATAAAGGCAAGAAGTAATGTCATTTCTTGATTTCACGCCACCGTCGTATCGTGCGGCGTCATCTGACCTTACTATCTCTATTTCACCACTTGGTTTGGTTGAACTTGCTGATGAAGAATTTGAGGTCCACGGTCCTCGCTTAAACCGTTATTCACTAAACTGGGCAATGTATTTAGGCCATCACTGGGGTTATCGCCGTGAGCAAGGCGAAATGCAAATTGCAGTTAATTACTATCGCGCTTTCAATGACTATCTTGCACGCTTTGTATTTGGTCGTGGGGTTCACTTCCGTTCTCCAAAATCTACTGAAGCAATTATTCCAGACCGCCTTGAGCGTATTTGGGAGGTAGACAACGACAAGATGCGTGTGCTTCTTGAGATGGGACAGCAAGGCGGCATCACAGGTGACGTATTTGTTAAAATAGCATACGAAGAACCATGGACAGACTCTGCTGGCATGTTTCATCCTGGACGTGTTCGCATTCTTCCAATGAACTCGTCATTCTGTTTCCCTGAGTTTCACCCACACGATAGAACTCGTCTACTTCGTTTCAAGCAGAAGTACCGTTTCTGGGGAACTTCTCTAGAAGGTACTCGTCAAGTATTTACATACACTGAAATTTTGACTGATGACGTAATCGAAGAGTACATCAATGATGAACTAATTGATTCACGCCCAAATCCACTTGGTCTTATTCCAGTGGTACACATTCCTAATGTTCCTGTTTCAGGTTCACCGTGGGGTCTCTCGGACGCACACG